GTCACTTACTATCATTGATGTTCTAGTCTTGTTTGCACCTAAATAAATGCAATGCCATTCACCATTTACTTTCTTATATTTTTCAAGCCTGCACTCAACAAATTTAGTCTCTGCTCTTGCTATCATAGCAATCATTACAACGAAAAAAACTACAACAAAGAGTATAACGGCAGAAATCATAAAGAACTGTTTTAGACCTTCTTCAAACTCTCTAGCTTCTTGTATTTTCTTTCGTTTAGCCACCGCAGCAGCCTCTTTAGCAGCTTGTATACGTCTAGCCCTCTCTTCCGTAATGGTTTTCCAAGTGCCGGGGCCAAAACGTAAATCAATCATTTGCGCTATTTCGCGCATTTGCTCTTGAGCTAACTTAGCGTCAATTATTTCTCTAGCAACATTTGTAACGCCAAATTGATCACCTACACCAACACCAGACTTCTTGCTTCTCTTATGCTGAACCTGCTTTTCGCCTTCAAAAAGATTATCAATAAATCCTGCAATATCAGACACATCATTAGCAGTTCCAATGACGCTTTTAATGCCATCGACTGCACTTTTAAATAATGCGAATCCTGCAAGGGCAGTCGAAATCGGTTCCATTTATATCTCTATGAATACTTAGTTTCTTTTCTTTTGTTACTCATGACAAGCCCACAACCTCTAGCAACATTTGGATTGCTAGAAGGACGCTTTGCCCTTGTAACTGTCCCTCCATCTTCCATTTTTTTAGGCTTATTGCCCCAATTCTTTGCCCCAACTTTTCTGCATTTCGCAATGGCTCCTGAAGCATATGCGCTTGGAAAAACCTTATAACGAGCCTTTACCTTACTATAACAAGCATCTTTAGGCATCTTAGAACTCCGCTTTGATGGTGGGCTTGAAATTTGTTTTGGGATGGAACTGCGCGAGATTGGCATCATACGTCCTTCCTGTAAATTCTTCCCACATAGGCTGAAGCATAGAATGGTTGGCATCTACTTTTACAGCAATAACAGCAAGAGTTTTATCAACATGTATTAAAGTGGTTGTAATCCAACCTAAAGCACTAACGCAAATACCTACAAAGGCCACAAACAAAGTCCCACCTATAACTTGCTTACTTAACATTTCCATCTCCGCCTAGCTGCACAAATACGTTTTTTCGGCGTTTTTTTGCAACTGATATTGTGCATTTTCATTTGCCCTTTTGAGCGACTGCAATAAGAAGAACGGCGTTTTGCGGATTTGCTCCCCTTCTTAACATCTCCCGTAACGGCTGTTTTTAACTTACTCCCGGGGTTCTTTCTTCTATACGAGGCAACTCCAGCCTTAGTCATTCCCGCTCCAGAACTTGTGGAGCGGAAATTCTTTTTGTTGCGTTTTGGCATGTTACTTTTTGCACTAGCCATTTTTTATCCTTACGACAAAAACACAGTCAATTCGTTGCTTGCCCCTGATATTGCAGAAACAAAAACACCGTTAGTGGCGAGAATCCCATCGTCAGGAATATAAACACCATTAAAACCCTCTGGAAACTTTTGAGTTAAGAGAGTAGCCCCTCCGTTTCCATCAGTGATCGTAAACGCGCCAGCAGCCGAACCAAATATAGTTATGGCACGGATGCGAGAGCGAGAAGGGCCAACAGTCTGTGCGCCGCCGCTTTGCAGGACATTATAGGCGGTTACTGGACCAGCCATATTATCCTCCTACTATGCTAAGTTATTGTTCTGTTGGTACAGAATAGTAAACCGAACAAGACCTGCGTTTGTTGCCGCAGAAGCTGTTACAGTCAAACGCCTATCTGACACACCAGTATCCTGCCATGCTAATGCAGCACCAGCTTGTGTTGTCGGGTAGACTCGACCAGCATTTGTTCCACTTGCAAAAGTGTTCAAAATGGTAGCAGCACCACCTGCTGTATCGCCAATGCTAAGATTGGTTCCCGCATTTGCCGCTGTAATGATGTCAATTACGCAGTCAATGATCTGAGAGTTTGCTGGAATTACAACGTCAGTAACCTGTGCTGCAACCGCACCGCCAGCAAGACTTAATGAAAAAGTCTGTGCCATAACAACTTGACCAACATTTGCAATGTCAGTTCCAACTGTTGTTCCTGTTGTATTCTTGATTGTTCCGGCTCTAATAGGTCCAGAGAAAGTAGTAGTAGCCATTATGATCTCCTGTCGTGGCTAATGTCAGTCCCACACTGGGACTGTCAGGGTAAATACACTATACAACAAAAAAAGGCGGCTGTTAAGCCGCCCTTTTCGTATAATTGTTCGCTTATGCGCCCGGTGAACCGAACACTGCGCGAGGGTCACTAAAGCCGAAGCTGTAACGCTCACGAGCTTTAAACCGCATGTTACCTGAATCAAAATCAGCTTCCATGTTGGTTGAAAGCGCAGTTCGCTCAAAGTGCTTAAAGCCGTTTGGAGCGTCAGTCTTAATGAAGAACGCATCTGGATCTGTCAGGAAGTGGTTAATTGTGTAACCCTCCGGCAACATACCCATGTTCTTCATTGCGTTTACATCGTTGTCGGCTGTGCCAACGCGGAGTGTAGACTCAAGAAGACGGTCAGCAACGAACTGAAGCTGTGGCGGGACAAACAATTTCATGCCGCGAAGGGCAATGATCATGTTCCGCTCATCAACGAATGTTGAGATGTCAATTAAGGCATTCTCAAGTGAAGTTTCGTTAAGGTCAGCGGCAGTTGCAGGCTCATTGCGGAAAGTTCCGCCTTGGGCAAGCGGGTGAACAGCAGAACAAAGCTCAACGCCATCACCACCAGTAAAGGCAGCATTAAATGCGTTGTTCAGTGTTGCAGCAGCTTTAACCTGCTTTGTATGAGCCATTGAACGTGCGAGTGCGCGAGTGTAACGTGCGCCCAGACGATCATACAAGTTGTCTTCCATGGCTTCCTCAGTTAACGCAAACGCAAGAGCGATTGTCTCATGCGTATAACGTGCTGTGTAAGCCTCTGAGGCGTTGTCGAAGTTGACTCCAGCGCCTTCAGCTTTGGTTTGTGCATTACCAAAACCAACGAGCATCACTTCTTCTTCAAATGCACGATCTGAAGATTCGGTGTCGTAGATTTCAGCATGCTCGGCTTCGTAACGATCATATTCCATTCCGAATAGGGCGTTAAGGCCGGGTTCTAGCTCTTTCGCTAGTTGTGCGCGAGAAATAGCCATTAATCAGCCTCCTATGCCAAGCCAGCGGTGCCAGCACTAAACAAGTGATTGTTGATAACAACCATCACATTTGTATTAGCAGTAGCAGTGTCACTGTTCTCTGGGTCTGTGGAAATGTCGATGGCCTTGAGTGGCAGTCCAGCGGTAGTCGCGCCAGTTGTCACATCAAGCTCTGTATTAGAGATACCAGAAGCAGTGCTTCCAGCAGTTGCATCAACAATGTCGAAATTACCAAAAAGATCTGTTATTGGCATAGCCGCATCTGCTTGTACTTCGTAAACAGCATGAGGTGCGTCAATAACAAAAGCTTCAATACCTGCTACGTTAGTAGAGGCAGGGTAATAGTTAGACCAAACTGGCTTGCCAGTTGTAGGGTCATTGTATTGGACTCCGTTGAAAACACCCAAAATAAGCGCATTATCGCCAGCAGCAACACGAACAATTGTTCCATTAGTGGCTACTGTTACCAGATCACCTTGGAATATTGAAGTGTTGTAGTTAGCAGCAATGCGGTACTTATTCTGCATGCCAATCAGATCGGAGCCGTTGCCTGAACGTGAAAGTCGCAGGCCAAAAGCGGCATCTTGATTCGCCATCTTTTTTTCTCCTAGTTGTCAGCTACCCCTTTGGGTCCACCGAAGGACACAGAGGAGCTACGTTGTGGTTTTAGCTTTGGCATCGCAGCATTGGACTCTCTCATCCAGTCACGATCCACAGCCTCCATTTGGTTTTGCGTTGTATTCTGATAGTGAGAATTACGCTGTTCCGCGATCTCTACTGGTATTCTGGCAAGAACCAGACCACCAACGCCAATCACGCCTGCATTTTTACCCTCATCAATGACGGGGGCATCAAACTCAGGGTGGTCTTCTGCTTTCACAAGCTCCCATCCTTCACGGCGGCGTTTGTGAACATTGTTACGATCATCGTATTCCATAACAGATTCACGAATCCACCTATGCTTGTAACCAATAGGCGCTTCTGGTGCTTCAAGGGCTGAAGGCGGCTTCCAATCGGCAACTCTCGCTTGTTGTTCACGGGTTTGCGACTCCCGGTTTGTGCGATCAGACATTACGCTTTCTTCCTTTCCAGTTTAGCAACCTCTTTGGCATACCGTTCAAGAGGAATTTTCATTTTTTTTGGCAAAAGCCACTTGTCCCGGCGTTAATTCCACCGTCTTCTTCCGCCCACTTTTGGTAGCTGACCGTCCACTGGACGCAGGAGTAACTGCTTGGGCGTTCTGCCGTTGCTCCTGAAACTTGTGAGGAAATTCTTGTCGAATACGGCGATCAATTTCCTGATAATATTCATCTGTATTAGGGTCAAATCCTTCATTAGCAACAATTTGCTCATGTATAACTTTTGCGCCAACGGTCATAATAGCGTTGCCATTATCACCAAACCAAGGATTTTTATCCATCCAGCTTGTAAGCTTTTGATCAGGTTGTCTTGGCTGTTGTTGAATTTGTTGTTGCGGCTGTTGAGCAACCTGCTCTTGTTGAACAGTTTGACGCTCTGACCGCGCCCTTTGTATTCTTAAACGCTCTTTGTCTATAGCAAGCTGTGACATTGTTGATTGCGCTTCAGCAACCTTGTCCATGTCTCCTGCGTCAAAAGCATCTTTCATAACTTTTTTAACAGCAAGCTCTTGGCTTTCAACACGAGATCCATACTCGTTTATGTAGCCCTTATCTAAATCAGAGAGCTTTTTCTTCATCTCTTCATTTTGTTGCTGGACTTGCTGTGCATATGTATAAGCAGCTTCGGCCTCTTCAATGGCCTGCTTTCTTTTAGCAGTTAGCTGATTAATTCTTTTCTGAACATTATCGCTGTAATTTTCAAGCTCTGAATCTTCAGCGCCGTCATCAGATTCCCGTACAATTGTTCGGGTTTCTTCATTTTTTTCAGGAGCAGAAACTTCTTCAGATGCCAAGTTATTGTCATCATCGAAATCAAAAGACACGCTTTCTTCAATCTCTGCTTTTACAGCTTCTTGATTTTCATTCATATCCATGTCTCCCACTATACATAAGAAATATCGGCTGGGTCAAGTATTGTAGCGATAATGTTATCATCATTGATAAGTCTTACCTCTAAACCGTCAACTTTAAACCTATTTCCAGCATATCTTCCCATTAATACCCATGATTTCTCACCACACCAAGGCCCAGACGGGAACTTGTTTGCGTCCAAATAGGCATCAGGGCCAACTTTAACAACGTAAGCTGCAACTGTTGCAAAGCTTTCGCGTTCACGAACAGAGTCTGGAATAATAATTCCACCAGCAGACTTCTTTTTCATGTAATAGGGGATCACAAGAAGGCGATAACCAACAGGCTGTGGTAATCTATCTATCGCGGATACATCCATCTGCGAAGGATCTTCTGTATTCTTTTGATTTGGGTCTTCTAAATTTTCAAACCCTTTTGATATTGCCGTTGGTACCGGGCTGGACTCAACGCTCTTTGCCATCCTCTCAGGGACGAATAGTTTTTTAGCCATCTTCTAGCTCTATGCCTTTCATCGCGGATTTGATCAAATCTTCAGAGTAGGTTAATCCGCGTATTTGCCCTACTATGAACCGGTAGTCGTTCCAATCTCCTACCGAGCCATCAGCCAGTCGCTGTGTATAATCAGCCTTTTGCTGGCGTATGTCCTTCAACATGTATTCCGCTAATTGTATAGCGTCCATTATTTCTTACCAAAAAACTTTGTTGCCGCTCTTGTTCCGAAGCTTGCGCTTACGATAATTCCAAGCGTGTATCTGTAATATTCCGGCATGGCATTCAACGCTGTGAACCCATCCGTTACTATCTGTCTACCCCATTCTCCACAAAATGCCAAGATTAATGGCACTGAGAACAAAATTGTTAGCCACTCATCCTTCCAGCTATTTGCAGAAGCATCAGCCATTTTAAGATCCCAGTCGATCTCACCTGTGGCTTTCTTTTCCATGATAACAGCTTCAGCCTTGGCTTTTGCAACCCTTGCGCCTGCCTCCGCTTTTTTGGTTTCAACCTTACCCTCAAGCCAAGTTGATGCAAGATTTCCCAGTGGTCCTAAAAGTGCTTGTATCAATCTATGATCCTCACAATATAATTCGTGCCATCTGTATTCTTTGATACTTCAACAGTTTTATTTTCACAAGAGTACCGCACCGAAGTTGTTTTCTTGTAAAGGTTTCGCTCTATGGTGCGCTTGGCTTTCAAACATTTAGCAATCTGTTCATAGGCGGTATGCTCTGAAACATCGCCGCCCATGTACAAAATCAATGTCATGGTTTTAATTACTATTGCGTCCATTTCTTAACTTCTCTATCTGGCTTTCTATATTTGTAATTCTCTTTTCATAAAAATCTAATTTCAGCTTTTGTTGCTGGTCATGTGGTGCGCGACCTTCATCAATCTGTAGTTGTAGCTTTGAAAGCTGTTCTGCTAAATGCTCAATCAACATATAC